TGATACATTCTGCCGTATTATCGGAAGTCAGTACCGACAATACATGGCAGGAGGAAGAAAAGACAGTTGTTGCAGAGCTTTCAAAAATCCGTATTGATACAATGTCAAAGCTTATTACCGCCAAAGACAACAGACAGGTTACGCTGTCGGCTATGCTGTTTTATGACTGCCGCAACAGCCGTCCGAAAAATCTTACTTTTAAACAGGGTCAGTCTGTTTTGTGGAAAGATACGGAATATGTGATCGAAACTGTTGAACCTCTCTATGACGACAATAAACTGCATCACTATGAACTGGGGCTGATTTAATGGCAGATGTCAAAGTAAATATAACCTTTAATAAAAATGCCACTCTTGAAAAGCTTATGGATCGGCATAAAGCGGCACAGTTTGCTATGTCAAAGCAGGCTTTAAAGGATTGTAATGAATATTGTCCAAAAGATGCCGGCACACTTGAAAGCAGCAGCCAAACCTTTACAGATTATGAAAACGGCATACTTAAATGGCAGACACCTTACGCAAGATATTTGTATTACGGTATTGTTATGGTTGACCCAAAAACTGGCAAGGCTTGTTTTCCTATTGATGACCAGCTTTACTCCAGAAAAAATGTAAGCAAGGTAAAAAGCAACCGTGAAATCAAATACAATGGCAGAGGTCGGAAATTATGGGCAGAGGCTGCCGCTGCCGAACACAAGGATGACTGGCTTCTCATCTACGAAAAAGTTTTCAAAGGAGGCAGATAAAAATGTATACAGAAGTTTTACAGGCTGTTTCAGAGTTTCTGAAAGTTCCTATAGGGCAACTCCCCGAAAAGGGCGGTGTTGTTATGGAACTTGCACCGACAGGAAGTCCGAGAAGTTTTTTAAGCGGTCAGAGCTATGTTCAGATGTCGGTACTTCTGCTTTCCAAAGACAAGTCACAGAAAAAGGCTCTGAACAATCTGAATACTGTATGTGACAAATGCAGAACACTCAATCTCCCACATTCCGAAAACTGGAAAATTAAAACCATTGAAATCGCAACAATGCCGAATTACGTCGGCACAGATAAAACACAGGACGGTAATATGTGGATTTTTTCCGCTATAATTACCGTCAATTTTTATGACAGGAGGAATTTTTAAATGTCATTTAATATTAATACAAACGGTTCGGTCAACGCAGGCGGTCTTGCACTCAACTATAACTATAAGCTCAGTATCGCAACCTTTCCGACAAGCACAGGCGGTCCGGGTCTGAATGAAAATTATCAGGTCTTAGCCGCAGGCTTTGACAACATCTCAGAGGCTCTCAATGAAGTACTTTACCAGTCGGGATTTATTTCAGACAATGGCTGGGGTTCAAGCTATGTAACAGGCGGTCAGCTTATTGTTACTCTGTCGGGAGTGAGAGTTGTGGGGGACCCTGCACAGGACTACATTTTCAGTGATGCCGTAATGCTTGGATTCGGCAAGGCAAGGGAAACCACAATCAAGCTTGAATGTTCCGACACAAATCTTATACATTCAGACGTTCCAAGCGGTGCACCCGAAGGCTCGTCGGTTGCAGGCTACTCTATCACCTGCCCCTGCACACTTGCAAAGATTTTACGTTCGGGCGGTGCGGCAAATCAGCCGACTGCCGTATCTGTTGAAATACACTTAAACGGTAAGCCGACAGTTACACCTGTTACAACAACAACTACTGCTGAATAAGGAGAGATATTATGGCATACAAAATAAGAAAATCAAGCCGTATCACAGAAGATATTGAGCTTATCGGAGAAAACGGAGAAGTTCAGAAGGTTATTTCGGTTGATATCAATGTCGACCGCATTATGTCAGGGTACAGACAGGCAAAGGTTAACCTTATGAAGCTTGAACAGGCAGTAAAAAAGAAAAATACTCCCGAAGCCTGTGAAAACTACGGCAAGGCAATTATGGATTTATTCAATATGATCTTCGGTACAGACACTACAAAGGAAATCTTTGATTTTTTTGAAGGAAGATATATTGATATGCACCTGCAGATGATACCTTTTATCATAAACGTTGTTGAACCTGCACTCATACAGGCTGTTGCGGCAAAGAAGTCGGATATTGCAAACAATTACAGTTTTTCACGCAGACAAAGAAGAAAGCTTGGTCTTAAATGATAAGCCTTACTTCTCCCCTCACCGACTATGTGATTTTTGAAGGCAGAAAGATAAAGCTTAACGTTTCATTTGACAATGTTATCCGTATGTATGATATTTTCAGGGATGATTTTCTGAGTAATACCGAAAAGTATGAGTTTGCCCTTGCACTTTTGTGCAGGGGCAGATTTATGCCGAAATTACAGGCTCTTGATGTTATTTTTCATGAGCAGATTGAAACGTTCGGAAAATCGGGGAACAATCGACAGAAGGTTGTGGATTTTAAACAGGATGCACCGTATATTTACAGTTCATTCATGCTGGATTACGGCATTGACCTTATTGAAATGCAGGGTAAACTCCACTGGCAGAAGTTTATTGCACTCTTTCACGGACTTTCCGAAAAAACAAAAATGCGTGAGGTAATGTCAATACGTTCAAAACCAATTCCAAAGCCCGATAAATACAATCAGGAATATATCAGAAACCTTATGGAACTGAAAGCTTTTTATGCCCTTGAAATTTCACAGGAAGAAAGAGAACGCAATTTTAAAGAAGGACTGAGACAGCTTGCACAGACTCTTGTTGCAAGAGCAGAAATGAGGTGATAATATGGCGGATGGTTTAGTCGAATTTGAGGTGCGTGCAAATACCGAAAAGCTTAAAAGCGATATGGATAAGGCTGAACGTGAGGTCAGAAAAAGTGCCCGAAAGCAAAAAGACAGCTTTAATGAAATAAGCGATGCCGCTGAAGAAAATGCAGAAGTTATTGAAAACTGCAGTCGGGAAAACAGGGAAAATCTTACGGAAACAGCCGATGCTGCCGAAAACGCTGCCGAAAGAATAACCGCAGGAAATGCAGAAACCGAACGCAGTAACGAAAGTGCCCGGGAAAGCTATGATGAAACTGCCGAAAGTGCTTCAAAATATTCAGAGGAAGTTGACAAAGCAGGCGAACAGGCTGAAAAATCTGCCGGTCAGACAGACAAGCTTTCCGAAAAGGTAAGTAATCTCGGAGGCATTGTAGGCGGTACTGCAAAAGCTGTGGGTACAGGCATTGCGGCAGTAGCCGGTGTGGCCGTTGCGGCAGGCGGTTATGCTGTAAACCTTGCTACCGACATGGATACGGCTATGAACAGTTTTGCCGCTTCAACAGGAATAGCCGAAACCGAACTTGGTAAATATCAGGGTATACTTGAAAATATTTATAAAAATAACTATGGTGAAGATTTTCTGGATATTTCGGACGGTTTATCGGCAGTTATTCAACAAATCGGTCCTGCTGCCGAACATTGGGATGATTCTGCTTTGCAGGAATTTACAGAATCAGCCTATGTATTGAGAGATACATTTGGATATGATATTGCTGAATCTATCAGAGCTACTGACGCAATGATGGAACATTTCTGCATGGATGGTTTAGACGCTATGAATTTAATAGCAGAGGGGGCTCAGAATGGTCTTGACTATTCAGATGAAATGATTGACAGTATTATTGAGTATTCTTCACAGTTTTCAAAGCTTGGCTTTACTGCCGAAGATATGTTCAATATCTTTCAGAAGGGTGCAGACAGCGGAGCGTGGAACTTAGACAAGGTGGGCGATGCTGTAAAGGAATTTTCAATTCGTGCTATTGACGGCTCAGATAGTACCAAAGAGGGTTTTGAGGCTATCGGACTTAGCGCTGACGAGATGTCCGCAAAGTTCGGCGAGGGCGGAGAAACTGCAAAGGCAGCTTTCGAGGAAACTGTAAAGGCGCTTGCAAGCATTGAGGACCCGCTGAAAAAGGACGCTGCCGGTGTAGCACTTTTCGGTACTATGTGGGAAGACCTTGGACCCGATGTTGTAGAGCAGCTTGCAAATATCGAAGAAGGTGCTTATGATACATACGGAGCAC